TTTTTCTGGTTGAGCTTTATAATTCCGACTTTTTCGCTCTAAAGTAAAAATTTCCTCTCCCAACCCATCCTCATTATGAAGGACAGCCCTCTCATGCAATCCCATTGCATCCATTAGCTCTGCCTCGTAGCTTTCACGCAATTTCTCGCAGGATTTGATGGTTTTGACGCACTCATAATAATCATGGGCTAGTTGTTTATGGTTGATGGTCAAATCAACCACAGGCAAGTCACTTTCACTCTTATTATACGCCTCACTTGCATCAGCTGTGTCTAGAGATGGGTAAAAGTCTGGACCAGCCAATCTTTTATAGAAATCCTCAATTTTCTCGATGATCTCTCTTTGCATTTCTTTGTCAGGCTTATACATAAATAGGCGTAGTGATGAGCCACGATATAAGACTGCTATGACTATCCATTTAGCTTTTTGATAGCACAAGTGTTGACCCTGGCTTTGTAGCACCCCACGCCCTAAATTTGGGGCATATTCAACTTGATGTTGGGTGGACTTAGCCTCAATGATTAGCTCGTCACCCTCTTCAAGATCAGCGTACTCATCACCTTGAGGGAAAACGATGTTTTCACTTGGCATAATTCTCTGTTTAGTTTTTGATGTTAAAATCCCATCAAGACTCACTTCAAAGAAATTTTCACCAAAAGAATAAACATCCCGAATATCTCCATTGACTCTACAATTGAGAAACTCACCAGACTTATTGAGAATGAGAGGCTCAAGAAGATTCCCCCACTCCGTGTATTCATTGCCATTGAATGTCGGCAAGGGCTGATATTCTATATGCTTAAAACTCAAATACGAGCGTAGCATGGCATTTCTCTTGGTGTATGGGTTTAGGCCAAAAAGCGTAGGCAATCCTGACCCTGTGACTAAATCGTCACGAGTAATTTTTCCAACCATTTTTTAGACCCCTTTAACTCGTCAAGAGGACTGCAAAATTGAGCAGAATTATCAATGAAACAAAAACAACATCTATACAAGCCTGTGCTAGGCTGATAGAGTCTGGGAAGGCTGATCTAGTAGACCCCACTATACTACATGTTCTACTAATAAACTTATCTACGATAATATATATTATACGCCAAACTTGATTAAAACGATTCACATAACTCATTAATACGCTCCTTTATAAGCATTTTTATATTTTTTTACTATCAAGCAAATTAGGTGATAGTTCAAGAGGGGGAGCTACCTACTCCCCCCATAAAGCTATCACCCCCTATCAAAGCCTTTCTTTTTAACTAACTCAATCAAATGAGATAGCTCTCTATCATTAAGCTCTTTCTCCAAGTTCGCTAAATGAATGTCTCCGCTATTAATTAATTCTTTTCTTATTTGCTCTATTGACTTATCCATTATTATTCTCCCCATACCTTTGTCGGTACTAACCTCATGCCAATTTTTAACAATGGGTATGGTGTCCATGTTCCCTCTAGGGTTAGCCTCAAGAGCATAGTTAAATGACTTGAAACTTCCTCTAAACTGTCAAAGTCTGGCCCACGAGTGTGAATATGAGTTTCAGTGAGATTGTATACCATCTTTGGAATATCATTCCCATCTTGGTCTTTGAGTACCTTGTCCAGTCTTTTTGTTATTGTAAAACCTAGTTCTCTAGCTATTTTTTGTAATTCTTTCATTACACTTCTCCCTTTACTAATTTTGGATTTTTAATTTTAGTCTGCCTTAACCCCTTGTATTCACCATGTCCTTTGATGGTAAATTTAAGAGTGAAGGTTGACCCCTTTTGCATCTTATAACAATTATTTGCATCTCTAATGGCAGATCCCATGTGGCTGAAAATGTTACCCTCGTTGTCACTCAACTGCTTGACGTAGTAGACCCCAAAATCTCCTTCTTTTTCAACGCACCAATCAAGTGTCAAAGCCCTTTCTACCCTGTCACCTACATTTCCAAAAAATTGAGACTGATACCTAGATTTGATTTTTTTGGTCTTGTAAGCCACGTTTGAAAGGTAACTTTTGTGCTTGCACCCCATCTGCTGGATTGAACAAATCTCTGACTCCAATTGGGCTTTTGCAATCCTAGCCAAGCTCTTTTTTTGAGTAGCCCTGATCACTGATTGCATTTCTTTTGCGCTGTAAACCCTTAGAGTATGGTACCCTCTAGTATTGCACCTCCAGCACCTTCCCTCATCACAATTGCCAAAATGCACCAGGTATCCACTCCCCCCACATTTATGACAAGTTTGGGGGGCATAAAATTTTGCCCCCCCTGTGCCTGAGTAAACTTTTTTGACAGGGCTTTCTAAAGTTAAGTCACTTCTAAAATAATACTCACACATATTATTCTCCCTTTTTGTCAGATTCTAATTTTTGAGCTGCAGCCATAATAATGTTCAAGGGGGTAAGCTCACCTCTCAAGTAATAGAAACATCTGGTGAAAGTTGTTCCATATTCGTTGGTCACTCTATGGGGCTTTATATAGACTGGTAGATAGTTAAAATGCTTACCTACATCTAATGCTCGGTCATATTGAGCTTTTCTGAGCTTGAACATTTCCTCAAAAGTCTTGATGACCTTCTCAGACACTTCTTGCTCTTTTTTACTCTTGGGTCTTGGCTTAACAATTTCGATATTTTTAAAATCATTTCTTTTGTTCACCAATTTCTCAAGAATGATTGAGTTGGTGGCATCATTGGTAGTTGGGGTAATGAAAATGTAATAATGCTTTTTAAGCCTAATTTGGTGCAAATCAAATGGAACATCATAATACATGCCATAAAGCTCACACTTATTATATCCATAACCTTCAACAAATGTGCAGTGAGGCTCATAGCATATTCTTAGAATCTCCCTTAAAGTGCTATACGCCCTATTTAGATAACCTAGAGCCTCTTTCTGTCTCGCCTTATTAGCAAAACAGTATTCCCCAAGATCATCATTGAAATAAAGCTCCTTCTCTGCGTTCGCAACATACTTCCATATACTATCGTAGCTTTCTCTTAGTTCTTCACTCATTTTCTTTCTCCCAACTTTCATCATTCTTATAACTATTAAGCCGACTATTAACATAAGTCAATAGCCACATACACATAAATTATGAAATAATGTTGAAAATACGTTGAAAGTTCACATTAGTAAAGCAATAGCGTAATGATTTTGTTATGAAAACATGGAGCTATTACAGAAAATGGGCATTGTAGAGAAAAAACACCAACAAGTTCTTTATCTAAATAAATCAGTCAGTTCCAGCTTGAAGAGGTTGTCGATTCGCTATGACATTTCTATTTCAAAGCTAGCAGAGATCATTTTAAGAGATGGAATTGAGGATTTAAGAAAGAATGGTGTGGGAAGGTTAAAAATTGACTAGTTCAGCTAAAAGAAAAGGTTATGTTCTTGAGGCCAATGTTGTCAAATTTTGGACAGAGTTGGGCGTTAAATGCAAACGGATTTTAGGAAGTGGGGCTTTCAAGCACTATTCAAAGAACCTTGCGTCTGACGTCAATCTCAATGGACTGAAAGTAGAGTGCAAAAGACGCAAAACAGGAACGGGCTTTATGTCACTCTATAATTGGTTTGATCAGGATGATGCAGACCTTCTCATTTTACATGCCGATAGAAAAGAACGGCTCTATGTCATGAAAGAAACTCAATTTGTAAAACTTGCCAGCAAAATGGGCTGGATAAAAAAAGGAGAAGAATAATGGATTTAGGTGTTTCGGTTAGTAGTGGAGATGCTACAGAATGGATTGCTTTTAAGCCTCAAGTAAACGCATGGCTGATGGACAGTGAAGAGCATGAAATGAAGGGTTGTCTTTTAGACCCATCCACCCTCAAGACTGGTTGGATTAAGATTGCCAAGGGTGAGGGTGCTGATTGTCACTGGGATGAGAGTGTTGGGGCTTACAGAACTAACCCACGCCCTTCAGACGATCATCGCAGAGGATTCCAAATCATGCTCTATATTAAAGATCATGGGTGGAAACAATGGCAGTCAAATGGTGTCGGTCCGTTCCAAGGATTGCAGGGCATCTTTTCTAAACTTGGAACTGACATTGAAAAAAATGAGGGGAAAGTTGTTCAACTAAAATATACGGGCAGTGAAGTAAATGACCAAGGCAAGGGCGTAACGAGAGTCCCACAATTTGAAATCTTGGGATGGACAGATAACCCAGTCAATGAGGAAGAGCAGAGCAAGGACATGGCAAGCCTTTCATCGGCAGATGATGAAGATTTGTTTTAAAGTAGCCTGTTAACTAGGGGGGAGAAATCCCCCCATTTTTTTCATGATAGAGCAACACGCAAAAATTATAGCCATCAAACTGCTTGGTGAGCCGAACCCAAAGCTCTCAAAAGAGAATGAGCTGAGATTTGGCACATTTGGTAGCATGAGTGTCGATCTGGAGAAGTCCACCTTTTTTGACCATGAGTCTGGAGATGGTGGGGGGATGGTTGATCTGATTAAGCATCAGAACAAAAACCCCAAGGATTTTCTAGATGAAATGGGCATCAATGAAGAATTTAAAGAACAAAGCCCCATTCAATCAGTTAAAGTCGTGGCTAGATATAGCTACAAAGACGCAGAAAACAACGATAGTTATGAGGTCATTCGCTTTGAGCCAAAGACCTTTAGACAAAGACGCTATGACCCATTTACAAAAAAGTGGGTTAATGGTTTAGGGAACACAACCCCACTACCCTACCAATTACCCGAAATTATTTCTAGGGAAACAGAAGTAATCTATATTTGTGAGGGTGAGAAAGATTGCGATTTTTTAGCTGACAAGGGCTTACTGGCCACTTGTAATAGTGGTGGGGCTGGAAACTGGAAACCTACACTCAACGAGCATTTTCGGGAGCGTGAGGTTGTAATTCTACCAGACTTAGATAAGGCCGGAGAGAAACATGGAAGATTGGTGGCTAGTGAGCTACAGTCCTTTGCTAAGTCCATAAAAATTGTAGAGTTGCCAGTTGGAGATAAGGGGGATGTTTACGATTTTTTTAATGGTGGTGGGAGCGTTGAATCTCTCCAAAAATTAGTGGATGAAACCCCTGTTTTGCAGGGTGAGGTAGAAAAACCACAACCATTCCAAAGTTGGCAAATCATTGACCCATTCCTCTTGCCAAAGAGAGATTTCATTTATGGGAGCTTTTGTCGGGGTTATTGTAGTTTAACAGTTAGTCCAGGGGGTGTTGGTAAGAGCCTACTCTCCCTATCTCAAGCTATTTCTTGTGCTACTGGGAAGGGGTTTCTGGGCGTAACTCCCAAAAAGCCCTACAAAGTTATTTATTATAATAGTGAAGATCCGATTGATGAACTCCAAAGACGCACATTAGCTGTTCTTCAACATTTTGAAATTGATCAATCCGAAATAGAAAACCAGTTATTTCTTGCGTCTGGCAGAGATGTTGATTTGGTTTTAGCCGAGGGTATGGATGGCGTTATTAAAGAGGATAGCTTTGAAACAATTGAACGGTATTGCGTAGACAATGAAATTGACATTCTCATTTTAGACCCACTTGCAAATATGACTAGTGGCTCTCCTGAGAGCAATGAAGTTTTTAAAGACCTCGGGAAAAGATTAAGTCAACTAGCAGATAAGTGTCAGTTAGCCATTGAGATTATCCACCACACTCGGAAGTTAAATGGGAGAGAGTCAAATGTAGAGGATGCTAGGGGTGGTTCATCACTTGTGGCTGCAGTCAGAAGTGCCAAAAGCCTCTCTCCTATGGATAAGGAAACTGGCCTAAAGTTGGATTTAGACCATACCAATTATTTTAGCCTCAATGATGGGAAAGCTAATTTAAGGCCGTTAGATAAGCAGGTTTGGTATGAAAAGCTACCGACTGAGTTACCTAATGGTGACCAGGTGGCAATCATTCAGCCGTGGGAGTGGCCAGATGTCTTTAGTGGAGTCACAAAAGAGTTAGCTAGAGCTTGCCAATTAAAACTAGATGAGGCTGTACAAAAATATAGATTCCATTCGCAATCCTCACAGTGGGCAGGGATTGCAGTTGCAGAGGTTTTAGATTTAGACATAAAGAAAAAGCCAGATAAAAATAAAGTTCTCCAAATCATTAAGGGCTGGATCCAAACAGATGTCCTTCGGATTGATGAGGAACACTGCACACGACAAGGCAGAAATGTTAAAATAGTTTTATCTGGTGAAAATACATTATCTGGTGGCTCATGAGCAGTATAGCCACAGGTTCTAAAGTTGTTCTATTTGCTTTATTGGAATTTACGTCAATGGAGCAATGCGAGAAATCTAGAGAGATTTTGCTACCAGTTTCTCATCATGGGCTAATCTATGAATGTGAGTGGGATTTGCAGAGCCAAGTTTTTTATTACCAGCATTCTCAAATCCATGCTCACTTTTTAGAGATCCCACCAAGTAGACCCTACATAATTGAATACAAGACTAATGCACGTTGAAATAATGTTGAAAGTGGTATTTTCGCAAAATATGCTAGGGTTAATTACTCTTAACTCGGAAAACAATGTTCATAGTTTTCTCCCAAC